AAGGCATAAACGGACGACCTTTTTTACGTGTAAGCCAATCATCTGAATTTAGGCCAACATGTAATTCGTCTCCTAATTCTTTAGCTGCTTTAAAATAAGCAATGTGCCCTGAGTGTAAGGGATCAAACCCTCCTGTTACTAATACTATTGTCTTCATGTACATATTTAATTAAATACTGTATGGCAATAATTATTCCTGATCACAATTTAACTTTTATACATATACCTAAAACTGGCGGATCTAGTATTACTAAATGGCTACAATTACATGTGTCTAATATTACTTACTATAGAAAGCATTGTTCGGTACAAACTGCACAAGATCGATGGACAAATTTGGGAAAGACATTTTGTGTTATTAGAGACCCATATGATTGGTTAGTTAGTTGGTTTGAGTATGAAAAGGTATTTGTAAATGAACGCATAGCTAACATTAAAAGCGGAAATATTAAACAGTTTAAAATTAATCCAGAAAAGGATAATTTATCTGTGCTATATAACAAATTAGACGAGTTGAACAAAGGCTTTGAATATTTTGTTAAAAATAATAACAAAGACAACCAAACCGCTTGGGCTAAAAATGTAGATATTGTGCTACGCTTTGAACACCTAGATACAGATTTTCAAAAAATACAAAAAATAATAGGGTGCAATATACCTCTTGAGAAAATCAATACCACTGTTAGAAGTGATATTGAACAGTATTACACCCGTAAACTAAAAAAGATTACTTATGCAAAGTACCGAGAAGATTTTGACTTTTTAGCCAATTTGAATACGGCATCATAGGAAAATCTATTTTTTCTGATATAAACCAGGTTTCGAATAACCGTTCAGGACGTTTTGACCAAACATCATATACTGCAACTTTATAACCTAGAGGTAATAAAAATTCACATGCCTTTGTATGAAAGTTTTCATCGCATTGGTATGAATCGTGTTCAAATGTGATGATATCAAAAGTAATGCCATCATTAATTACTTTTTGTAGTGCAGCAAATGTGTTTGACGGAGGTTCTATATCAACACTAAGATAATTAAAATGTGTGTTAAAGCCTAGATCTTTTGATGCCTTAGCATAGTCAAATATAATAGCATCTCCCCAGTATACCTTAGTATTGCGTTCATAACACGCTTCCCATTCTTTTTGATAAGATCTATCAAACTCAATACTAAATCCATTCCAGCCTTCGTGTACTACTAGATTATAAGTATTACTTCTTCTTGCAGGCAAGTGTCCGCCAATTTCTACATAAGTTCCGTTTTTGCCAATTAAATTATGTACAAATAAGTCTTGTTTTGCTTGACTACATTTACGCCATTTACCACTATACTTCATAAAACCGGTATTCCCCCTTGTGTAAATGTTATTTCAACCTCGTCGCCATCTTTTAAATTTAATGCTTCTCGCAGTTTTTGAGGATGTCCAATTTCTATTAAACACTGTCGTTTGACAAACTTGTATTCTGGGGGGAGAATAATTTGTACTGCATAACCATTTAATAAGCAGTTACCCAAACATGTATCTCCTACCCATTTAGGATTTTTACAAGTTGTTCTAGTGTGATATTGTATTTCAGGTTTATAACTGTCTAACTCAATGTTTAGCGTTCCTGGAAACAAGTGAGGGAAAGTCATTTGTACCCATTCGGTTCCCTTGCCTGTTCCAGGTAAAATTTTTCCTTTTAATTTTAAACAGTTACCTTTTGATTTTACTTTTCGCACCATACTGTAATACGCTTCTTCTGCTTTGGATCGTCTTCGCTGGATTCGCGTAAGACAGTTACATTAGTATATAGCGCATTCAGTAAGTCTAGCTGTGCTTGCTGATCATGCTTTTTACCGTTAGTTTCAAATAAACAGTAGTTACTATTTGCATGTACCCATTTAACTAGGTCTTGCCAATTTTCAACCCACATACATACTGCTAATAAAAATACAACATCAATCTTTTGATCAACAAAATTGTTTAATAAATTAAAATCTTCTTTTTCTGCATCAAACACATAGAAATTTAAATTATTATACTTTTCTGCATTTGCAATTCTATTAGCAACATTCATTAGACGATGATCAAAATCAACGCCGACACCTTGCTTTAATTTATCCTGCAATTCAAAAAGCATGCCTCCTTGATTCGCACCAATGTCAACGACAGTTTTTCCTGTAAAATCATAATCGACTTTTTCAAGCCTAAATGAAGGTTTACGTTGTCCTTGTATTGTTTGTCCTTGTATAGATAGAGTATGATAACCACCTTCATACTCTCCGCCATTATATTGTCTACCGCTGGTAGTAGTATATTGTAATAAATTTTTTATTTTATCAAAGAGTTGCATCTTCCATTCCTGCTACACGTAGTTTAACTACGTTTGTAATTTGCCATTGTTTTTGATCTAAAGCCTTGAGTACACCTAACCATTTGTTACGTATTAGAGCAAATTCGTTAATAATTTTTTCATAGTCAACAACGTCTGCCTCACCGTCAACGTATTTTTCAACGTCACGGCTTGATAATGCTCGTTGATAATTCTCAAGATATTTTTTGAAATATGAGCTACGCAATCTACGTAGCTCAATATTCAAATAGTTTAAAATTGCTTCAATTTCTTGCAGTTGATTAAACCGATGTTCAACAATACCGGGCATAGCAGCCGCACTTTTTTCAACGTTACCTACAAGTTTACATTCTGCTCTTGCTTGCACAAGTTCTGATTCAAAATATGCTACTGCATCAGGAATCTTGCTCACGTCGCGACTTACTTCACTATACCAACCCATTAATCATCCCATTCGTCATAATCATCAATGTCATCTTCATCTAATTCAAGATAGTATCTAATGGCATTGTCTAGTTGTGCATCAATGCCAAAACAATCATTGAACGTTTCATCGCTTACGCCATAATCGGCTAGTAAATCAACAAAACGTTCAGCTGCCATTTCAATATGTTTCTTATCTAGATATTCTTTAAACAGCATCCAAATATCAGCAATTTGTTCTTCACTCATTAGTAACAGTTTCCTCGATTGGTTCAAAATCAGTTGCTTCTTCGTCAACTTCAGAGGTATTTACCACAGAAGCTTCTTTTACTAAGTAATCTGACATAACTTTATCGAGTAATTCACCTGTCCATTTCTTACGATAGTCTAGTAGTTCTTCACCTTCGGTTGTTACATACTTGAGTCTGTTACCACTCTTTTCAATCACACCCTTTGCTTCGAATAGTTCTACTAGTCCGCTGTATGGATTCATTCCTGTTTCATAAGGAATTTTAACTTGTACGCCTTCAAACGGTTTTGCATAACGAGTCTTCATTACTTTACAACCTGCTCTAATACCACGTACTTCGCTAATTTTATTACCATCTTCATCTTCTTTTAGTTTTAGTTTTTTCATTGCTACAACAATTGAAGATGCATAGATAAATCCTTGTCCACCTGAAATCTTGTCATCTGGATCGAACATATCTTGTGATGCGTATGTATGGTTAGTACATACTAAGCCAACATTGTGTGAGCCAATCATATTAACTGTGTTACGAACAAGTGAAGTCAATGCCTTAGGCTTACGACCCATATCACCTTTCATATCACCTTTGTTAAACTGATCAACATCTGTAGGTGTTAGCAACATACCTAAACTATCAATAACAAACAGTACCTTAGGACGATCTTCTTCTGGCATTGCTTTATAGTCTGTCATAAACACACTAATAGTTTTAGCAACATCATCAATCATTGACATGTTTAGTTTGAGTAGTTTTTCTTCGCTTGTGTCTACGTCTAGTGCGTGTAGCCAAGCCTCGTCGAGTGCATTCTCTGAGTCAATTAGAACAACAAAGATGCCTTGCTCTTGTGCGTATTTTACAATGTTACCTGCACAGATATACGATTTACCTGCACCGGATTCACCTGCAAATACAGTTACCTTACCCATTGGAACACCTCTATGGAAGTCTCCTGAAATAAGATAATTGAGTGCATAGTTACCTGTACTAATCCAATCAGTTGGGTCGTTAAAACCTGCACTCATACCTTGAATGGATTTAGTTAACGAAGTTCGAAACTTCGTAGGATCAAATGCTTTTGATGCCATATGTATCTCCTATCTAAAAAGCGTGACAGCTATTAACTTTTGAAGTGTTGACAGGTAAACCGTGAATCTCTGCTTCGGTTTCGTTAATAGCTGTCATATTGTTTTACTGTCCTTGACGTGCTCTAATCATTGCTAGAATGTCTTGGGCGTTGCCACCTTCTGCAGGAGCCGCTTCAGCCGCTGGTGCTGGAGTTGCCACTGGTGCTGCCTCTGCTACTGGAGCAGGTGCTGCCTCTGGTGCTGGTGTTGCTGCTGGTGCAGGTGTACTTGCTGCCGGAGCAACTGGATCACCTGTACGTGCTGCCATACCTGCTGGACGGAAGTATTGTCCCCAACGATCCATGTCAAATGCTTCACCGTCTACTGACGCTTCAAACATTTCTTGCATGACCTTGATTTCTACTTCACCTGGCTTTTTAGGTAGGAAGTCATTTAGATTATACAAACCGTGTGTATTAACAGCCTGCATTTCAGCATCATTTAATGGACGCTCTCTACGAGCCCACTGTGATGTTGAATAGTCTGCGTAACCGCCTTTTGAAGTTTTATTTAGACGGAAGTCTACACCTGCTGTGTAATCTGTTGGCAATTCTTCCATGTCTGGATCCATAAGTGCTTGCTTAATGATCTGGAAGATCTGCGGACCAATAATAAATCTACGGATTGGGTTCTCCGGAGTTTGATCATCCGCAATTGGATTATCTACTACAAAGCCTTGGAACACATATGAACGCTTTTTCCAATACTTACGACCCATATCTTCTAGACTTGGATCTTTAAACCAGCCACGTACTTCGTTTAGAATGTTACATGTCTCGCCGTACATTTCCATACATGGAATTTGTACTTGCACTGGACGTGAAT